CTTAAAAGTCCACATTGTCAAAAATGGACTTTGTGATTTGAGTTAAATTTGTGCAATTAAATAAAAATCAATTAATTACGCACGCAAGGTTAAAGTATTACTTTAGATTTGCATTTATAAAATATTAAAAATCAATGGCAAAAGGTAGACCAACAAAACCGACTGCATTAAAAGAATTGCATGGGACTTTAAGAAAAGACCGAGTTAAGGCGGACGAATTTCAAGGCGGTTTCATTACGGCTCACGAAGCACCAAGCGAGTTAAACGAATGGGGTGTAAACTTATGGAATGATTTGTTTTTAGAATACGGAAAAGTAAATCTTATAACCCGCTTAGACTTAGGTTCACTGCTTGTTATGTGTAATGAGTTCGGGACGTATTGTGAAGCAGATGACCTGATTAAGGCGCAAGGTTTACAAGTTGAAGCTGAGGTTTACAATCAAAAGGGCGAAGTAGTAGGGACTAAGACTGAGGTAAACCCAATGATTAAAGTCAGGGATAATGCTGCAAAGAATTATAAAATGTTTTGTCAGGAATTTGGATTAACGCCTGTAAGCAGGTCCAAGATTAGCGCACCAAAACAAGAGATTAAAGGCGATGAATTAGATGAACTTTTAAATTCGTGAAACATTTAATAATTTGGCAATGTTTCCACGATTAGGGTTGCATTGGTTTTATTGGATACTATACGGTGAGCAAATCGCATTTTGAAAACAAAAAAATGGAAATAAACTTCAAAGATAAATTTCACAATTATATTCAGGCGGTCGAGTCAGGCGAATGGGTGGCGGGCAGGTATCAACAACTTGCCGTCAAACGTCACCTAAAAGATTTGAAAAGAAAAGATATTGAGTTCGATATAAACGAGGGCGAGCGGTGGTGTAGGTTTTATTTTATGCTCAGACTTTCAATAGGAAAAAAAGCGGGGATTAGATTTGTTTTAGAAGATTGGCAAACTTTCATTATCATGTGCATTTATGGCTGGAAAAAAGACGGAGTTCGTAGATTTAGAAATGTTTATATTGAAATTGCTCGAAAAAATGGAAAGTCTACTTTAGTCAGTGGTATGGCTTTAGGTGCATTAACAATAGACAAAGAATCAGCCCCGCAAGTTTATTCAGCCGCGACTAAATCAGAGCAGGCGCGAATCATTTTTGATGAAGCTAAGCGAATGATTAAACAATGTAAACCACTTAGCGAAAAGTTAACTACATTTAGAGATGCTGTTGTTAACGAATCTAATTCAGGAAGTTTCAAGCCCCTTGCAAGTGATGCCAAAACATTAGACGGATTGAATGTTCACTTTGCTGCAATTGATGAAATACACGCTCATAAAACAAGTGAGGTTATTGATTTACTTGATACTGCAAAAGGTTCAAGAAGTCAACCGCTAATAGTCGAGATTACAACAGCGGGAAGTAGCAGAAATACAATCTGTTTTAAACATCATGAATTTACTAAAAAGATTTTAGACGGTGTTTTAATTAATGATTCTTGGTTTGGCGTCATCTATTCTATTGACCCTGATGATGATTGGAAAGATGCGAACGTATGGCAAAAAGCTAACCCAAATTTAGGCGTGAGTTTTGAGCGTGATGAATTACAGAAACAATATGAAAAGGCGGTACAAATGCCAAGTTTTTTGAATACTTTTCTAAGGTTACACATGAACCAATGGACAGGAAGTATAACCAGGTGGATAAGTGACGAACTATGGGTGTCAGCACATGAAGAATATAATGAAGATGACCTGAGGGGATTGGAATGTGTGGCAGCTTGTGACCTTGCGAGCGTTGGTGATACAAATTCTATTTCAGTTGTTTTTAGATGCGAGGATAAAAAGATAAGAACCTTAAACTATTTCTTTATTCCTGAGGAAACTAAAAACAAAAAGTATGAATTAGACTCAATTGATTTTCCTGAATGGGTGCGAAATGGTGACGTAATTCAATTCAATACAAGGTCAAGAGATGAAGAAATGATAATAATGAAACTGCAAGAAATCAGCCAAAAGTTCAAGCTGAAAATGATTGTATTTGATAGGTGGCAATCAGAAACAATTGTAAGTAAATTGGAATCAGTTGGAGTTGAGTGCATGGGATTCGGTCAAGGTTATAAGGATATGGATTTCCCTACAAAGAAACTTGAAGAACTATTGATTAATGAAGAATTAAAACACAATGGAAACGCCTGCATGAGGTGGCAAGTTTCAAACATTATGATTAGCCGTGACCCAGCGGATAATATTAAAATTGACAAATCAAAATCAAGTGAAAAAGTAGACGGTCCTGTTTCATTAGTGATGGCTTTAGCGGGTTTGTTGAATGATGAATTGAAGCCAACAGAGGTTAATTATGCGTGGTAAATAAATAAAAATATGATAACAACAACAAGGTATTTTGCAAGGTTCATTGAACTATTGAAGGAACACAAGGATAAAACTCATTACCAAATCTATGAACTATTAGAAACAGAAGTAAAACATAGGTACGGACGTAATAAATTCAGTAGTTATGGGAGTTTTAGGTATGCAAAAAGTCAATTTTATAGTGAAAATCGGGACTAAAAACTAACAAAATAAGCCTAAATTTACTTTGTTAGGCTATTAATTAAGCTATCTGTTAACCTTTGTTGTCGAATATGGCAACATTATTACAGATTTTAGGGCTTGAAAAACGTGCTAAACTACCTGATTTAAAGGTTAGTGGTGGTATGTTTCAATCGTCAATTATACCTAATTGGTTTAATTTTGGCGAAAATTCAAGCGGTAAGACTGTTAATCAAACTACTTCACTCAATTTATCAGCATTTTACGGCAGTGTTAGGAATATTTCAGAGGATATTTCTAAACTGCCTTTTTTTGTTTATCAAGTTGATGAAAATGGAAATAAAACTAAGGTTGCGAATGTTGCATCATACTTAATTAATAAGTATCCAAGTGATGTATCAACTCCATTCACATTCAGACAGACATTAATTGAATATGCGTTAATTGATGGCAATGGATATGCTTACATTGACAGGGATGAAAATGCTAAACCTATTGCATTGTATGTATTAGATTCAAGGTATGTGACACCTCAGATTTATAACGGCAAACTCTACTATATCATTCAAGATGTGAATACAGGAGTACGCGGCACATTTACTCAGGATGACATTTTCCATATCAAAGGAATGGGTGACGGCTACATAGGTAAGTCAGTAGTAGGTTATGCAGCTGAATCAATCGGCAAATCATTAGCCACTCAATCTTATGCAAGTGGATTTTTTGGCAATGGTGCAACTATGACAGGAACTATTGAGGTACCTGGAGTTATTGCAGATGAAAATCAAGCCAAATCAATTAAGGACAAATTCATTAGTTCAATCAAAGGAAATGGAACGGCGGCGGGCGTTGGTTTACTTTCAAATGGGGCGAAATTCACTAAGATTTCAGTAAGTCCAAACGAAGCACAATTTATCGAGTCACAGGAATTCAATGTGGCTGATATTGCACGCTGGTTCAGGATGCCATTGAGCAAACTTCAAGCAGGTTCAACAGGTTCAAGTAACTTAGAGCAGTTAAATATTGAGTATGTTACTGATTGTTTAATGCCATGGATTATCAGATTTGAACAAGAAATCGAAAGAAAATTATTTAAAACAAACGAAATGGAAGCATTAGACGCCAAGTTTAGTGCTAATATGTTGATGCGTGGCGATAGTGCAGCTATGAGTCAATTTGTTACTCGTATGTACATGATAGGGGCATATTCTGCAAATGATGCACTTAGGTTCATGGGTGAGAATACAATAGGTGAAGCGGGCAATCATTACATGATACCAGTTAACATGATTCCATCAACAGAAGCGAGTGCATTTTGGGCGGGCAAAAGTTTGAATGATAACAAGGCAACTGAAAAAAATCCAATAGGAGATAATTAAGATGGAATTAGAAAGAAGAATTATAAGTCATAAGGTAGAAATTAGGTCAGAGGGTGAAGGCGAAGAAATGGAAGAAATGCCAATGACAATCTCAGGCTATGCAGCTATGTTTAATCAACCCGCTGATATGGGTTGGTATGAGGAAGTAATTAACGAAAAAGCATTTGAGGGGTGCGACATGACAGACGTAGCAGCATTATTCAATCATGATATGAATATGTTGTTAAGCCGTACGAATGGGAATGCAGAAACAGGACTTAATCTAACTATTGATGAAGTTGGTTTGAAGTATGAGTTTAAAGCATTGAACGAATGTGCTGAAAAGGTAGCTGAGGATATTAAGTTAGGATATGTTTCAAAAAGTTCATTCGGATTCTATGTTGAGAATGCAATATGGGAAGAATTAGTTAATGCAGATGGCAGGACATACGATAGACGTACTATAATGAAGATTAGCAAACTTCAAGACGTTTCACCTGTTACGTTTCCTGCTTATGGCAGTACATCAGTTGAAGCAAGGAGTTTTGACCACGAAAGAAAAAAGCCTGAAATAAGAAAAGAAAGTACAAAGGATTTTATTTTAAAATTAAAAACAGATAGACATGAAAACAAGTAAACAACTGCGTGAGGAACGCTCAGCAATCAGCGATAAAATTGCTGAATTGTCAAAAGTTGAGGATTTAAACGATGCTCAAAAGGCTGAACTTCGCAGCCTTGTAACTAACGAAGAAAATTTCACTAAAGACATTGAGTTGGCTTTAGACTTAGAAAAAAGAGCTGCTATTTTAGCAGGTGGAAAAGTTGAAGCTCCTGAAAAAAGAAGCAAAGACAGATTTTCAATCTCAAAACTATTGAGCGAAGGCGATAAGGTTTCAGGATATGAAAAAGAAATGATTGAAGAATCAAGAAATGAAGCAAGAGCGCAAGGTATTAATCCAACAGGAATATACCTAAGCAATTCAGTAATGAACTCAATCATGCCTGAAAAGAGAACCATGACAGCTGCAACTGATGCTGATGGTGGATTCTTAATTCCAACTGAAAAAATTGATTGGTTTGATGCTCTTTTTGCTTATTCAGTATTGGATAAATTGGGTATTCAAAAGTTAACAGGATTATCTGCTAATACTGATATACCAGGATTCAGTTCAGCTGTTGTATC